TAACATAAGTACTTGGGTGTGTACACACGCTGCTACACAAAGTTTAAGAGAAAGACACCATAAAGGACACTTTTATGAAGGACACCCTATACCACCTAGTGCAGCATCAGTTGAAGGTGGGGGCAAGTTTGTTAATAGGTGTGATAACTTTTTAGTGATACACAGATACATATACCACCCTGCTGATTGGATGTATTCACACTTACATATTAAGAAGATTAAAGATGTAGACACAGGTGGCAGACCTACACCAATGGAAGACCCTATTAGACTAGAAAGCGTATTAAATAACGTAGGCTTTAACATAGAGGGTAAGAACCCTATACAATATCCTAAACGTGAGCAAATAGAATTACTGTGAATTTCAAAAATACATACAGACCTTTACCAAAAAGCCTTACTATTAAAAAGTCAGGTATAGATGGTTTAGGTTTGTTTGCTATTGATGATATTAAGGTAAGCACAGAATTAGGTATTACACATATAGACCTTTGGGATAATTGGATAAGAACACCATTAGGGGGGTTTATAAATCATTCTACATATCCAAACTGTTATATTAAAGAAATAATTAAACAAGATAAAAAGTGTAGAGTTTTATATACTTTGCGGGATATAAATAAAAAAGAAGAACTTACAGTTTATTACAAAATAAAAGAGTATATTAACCATTAAACAACCACATTGATAACCGACATACTAACAAGCAAACACAATAAATGGATAAGCTACTGCCGTAGTTGGGGGTGTAACCCTGACACATCAGAGGACTTGGTACAAGAGATGTATCTTAAACTCCTAGTGCTTATACAAAACGGTATAGATATCTCGTATAAAGACGATATAAACGATTATTATATTTATAAGGTGCTTCGCAGTATGTTTTTAGATTTATGCCGTAAGGAGCAACGTACACAAGTTGTAGACCTAACAGACGATTACATAAAACACTTAATAGAAGAAAAGACAAAGGTAGAACTTGAAGATGAAAAGATATTTGAAGAAGCCTTTGACAAAGTAAATCAAGCACTTAATGAGATGCATTGGTACGACAAAAAGGTATTTGAACTTGTACAGGACACTAACAATATATCTGCACTATCTAGGGAAACTAACATAGAGTATAGAAGCCTTTACAACACCTATCAGAAAGTTAAACGCAAGATAAAAGATAAGCTGTGAGCACAAATATTTTAAATGTAACAAGCGAAAGGTATAAAATATGTTCTTCTGATGGCAATAAATTTGAAGAATTGTTTAAGAATAAAGTTTTAGAAAAAAAATTAAATTACAGCAAATCAGATAAAAAAGATGATTGGTATAACCATATTGATTGCTATGTTAATGGATATGGTGTTGACGTAAAAGGTAATAGACACATAAATACTATTTGGCTTGAACATACAAACGTAAACGGTAATTTAGGTTGGTTAAGAGGTAAGGCTAAATATATTGCTATGCATATTTTTGAGTTAGATTGTTTTTCTATTTATTTAAGAAAAGATTTATTAAAATATGTGAATGAAAATGTATTTGAAACTACTGAAAATAAAAATGATTATTTAAAGTTTTATACTAGAAAAAAATGGGGTAAAAAAGATATGGTAGTAAAAGTAAGATACAATGATATAAAACATTTAGAAATAAATAAGCTATGAGATTAGGAGATTTAGTATATTACATAACCAAGTACACAGGTATAAGATATGTTTACAAAAAGATATATCCTCAATGTGGGTGTGATGACCGTAGAAAGAAGTGGAATGATATAGAACTATAATATGCCAAAAGGAAAAATGAGCCAACACCAAGTATCACAATGGCAGGTATTTCTTGCTACACTTGGAAACAAATTAACAAACGTGCAGTATAAATTTGTATGTGAGATACACGCTGATTTATTTGCACACCCTTACCACGAGCCTTGTACGTGCAGCCCAAAACGCATAAAGGAATGGATAGCACAAATAACAAGGATATATGAAACTGGACTTAATACATAGTTTTGAGAAAGCTCTAGTTACTGCTCTTAACCTAGATGGATGGAGATTGGTACACACAGGCGAAACTATGCTGCCATACGATGCACAGGGTATTACTCCTAAAGGATTAAAGTGTGTTATCGAGATGAAGTTTAGAGATAAGTACTATGAAACCAAAATACTAGAGGTTGGTAAGTATAACAATCTTATGAAGATGGATAGCGACATTCAGAAGTTTTACTTTGTAAATGACCCTAAAGGAAACTATATGTTTTGGCTAAATGACCTAAAGGATTTAAAGAAAGAAGAACTGTACTGTCCTAAAACTACAATGTGGAACACCAATAAACAAAATAAAAGTGTATATTTGTTACAAGAGAAACAAGCTATAATAACAAACATATATGAATAATAAAGATTTTATTGCTATGAGTTGGGAAGAACGCATAGACTATTTTAGAGGTGTAGGGTTAAGAACTACATTTAATATTGCTATGGATGATGACCATCCCTTGTGCATAGATGCAAACGATTACCTAGACGAAAAGAATGAATAAGAAACGAGCAAGTCAATCAGCAAGAATACAAGAACTAGAACAGCATATAGTTAAAATATATATGATACTAGAACAAGTAGTAGAACAGCTAAAAAACAAAGATGAACAGGGAACTTCTAAAACTTAAATTTCAGGGAGACTTTACAGCAGCCTCTCACATCATACAGAAGTGGTTAGATAAAAGCCCTGACAACAAAGAACTGAAACACGTTACGGAGTATTTAACAAACTCCTATATTTATGCAACAGCTTGCGAGATGCAAATAAAAGAAGCTAACGCAATCATAAACAGATTAAGACAAAAGAGAGACAAAGCAAAAGAACTAGCAGACGATTACAAAGAACTATACGAGAAACTACAAGAGAAAACATTATAACAAACATATAGATTATGATAACATTACTAAACGGAGAGAAGTGGGATAGACAAGAGTTGCTATCTAAAATGGATGATGATAGCTTTTATTATGGTCATTTAGGTAAACACGCATTAAGTAGCAGCAGTATTAAATTGTTACAGACAAGCCCAAAAAAATATCACTACATTACAAAGTACAGCAAGAACGAAACATCTCCTGCTTTACGTGCAGGGCATTTATTCCACACAGCTATACTAGAGCCTGAAAAATATAGCGAGATAAAATTTATAGATGTACAAAGTAGAAACGCTAAAAAGTTTAAGGAAGCAGTAGAGGAGTATGGCGAATGTTTTACAGCAAAAGAGCGTAGCGAAAACGAAAGGTTAATAGATGCTTTCTTTAAGAACGAACAAGCCTTACAACTTATTACTGATTGCCAAACAGAAGTACCTGCTATTGGTAATATAGATATGATGCCATTTAGAGGCAAAGCAGATGTATTAGGTAAGCAAGGTATAGTAGATTTAAAAACTACAACCGACATACGAGCTTTCCCCTATTCAGCTAAAAAATACGGTTATGATATTCAAGTTTATATATACTGCCAACTATTCAACATACCTTACACAGAGTTTACGTTTATAGCTTTAGACAAAGGCACACTAGACATAGCGATATACGATGTATCAGAGGACTTCTATTTAGAGGGAGAACGCAAAACACTAGAAGCAATAGACAGATACAAGATGTTCTTTATAGAAGATGCAGACCTAGATAGTTACACATTAAGAGGTACACTATGAAACGATTTATAAGCGATATGGAAACCATACAACTAGCCATCAAGCTAGGAGATTATGAAGATGCTTTAGAAATGCTACAAGAGGTTAAAGAAGAAATGATTATATTAGACGCATTGAATTATGAATAGAGAACAAATAGCATACGAGAAAGGATACAGAGTTACTAAAGAGGGACAATTGATTGGTTTGTCAAATAAAGTAGTGGGATGTGATAATAGCAAAGGTTATGAGAAAATATGTATTTCTATAAATAAAAAATATAAAAATTTATTAACACATAGATTACAAGCATATCAAAAATATGGAGATAAATTATATGAAGATGGTATTGTAGTTAGACACTTAAACGGTAACAGTTTAGACAACAGTTGGGGTAATATAGCTATCGGAACACGCAGAGATAATTCAATGGATATACCTATTGAAATACGTACAAAAATGTCTATACAAAGAGCAAAATCAAATATAAAATACCCTAAAAAGTTTGTTTTAAAGTTAAGAGAAGAATACAAGGTTATAAAAAACTATGCTGAATTAGGTAGGAAATACAATATACCAACAGCTATTATATGGCACTTAATAAACAAACGCAAAGTATTTAAAGATGCGTAAGACTACACTAATAAAAAGTTATGCCTACTTTAAAGGCGAACTACAAAGAGCATACGAAAACACAAACGAGAAACTAATAAACTATTATACAGATGAAATACAAAAACTTCTTACTAAATACTACACAAAGAAACAGGGAGAACATACAACACCTAAAAACTTTGATTGAGAAGCAAACAGGGAAAGACATAACAATAAACACTAGACACAGAGAAATAGTATTTGCAAGAAAGATATACTACAAGATACTTACCCTAACTACCAAGATGAGTTACAAGTCTATTGGGGATACACTAGGGCAGACACACGCAACTGTAATACACGCACTAAACAACTTTGATTGGGATTACGACCATAACCCTGCATTCAAAGAAGCATATGATAGAGTTTATAATAAGTACACTAAAAAGGGTACTGTTACTACTGTTGAAACAATGCTATACGAAAACAGAGTGCTAGAAGAAAAGATAGTTGAACTAAAAGGCAAGATAGACGAATTGAGAAACGAGTTAAAAGAAACACGCAGTAACAATATAAGACCTAGAAACCAACAAGCAACTATATACAACGCATCAGAAACAGTAATACTGTGAAAAAAGCTATATACATAATAGCAATTATATGGGCTATCTTTCTAACAATAGGAGCAATAGGTGGAGCGATTGAAATAATAATAAACTTATGAAAATAAACCACACAAAAATATTAGCTTGGATAGTAATAGGAATTATGACAATAGCTATTTGGAACAGCATATATAATTTAGTGTTTTAAAAAAGTAAACTAATTACGTTATACTTATAAGCGGTTTACAATAACTTAATACGCTTAACTATGTACGACACTAAAGAACTAGAAAGAAAATCACTAGAAGCCATTAAAGAGCATAAGCTGATGTTTATAGAACACGTAGTTGCTTATTTACCCTGTTCAAAGCCTACTTTTTATGAGCATAAACTTAACGAACTTAACAGCATAAAAAAGGCAATAGAAGAAAATAGAACTGTTAAGAAAGTAGCGTTACTTAATAATTGGATTACAACTGAAGCTGCACCTGTATTGCAAATAGCAGCTATGAAGATGATTAGTAGTGATGAAGAAGCACACAGGCTAAATGGTACAAAGCGAGAGATAAAGCACGACACAAAACAAAAGAGTTTTAAGGTAGAAGTGATTGACCACAATACAAGTAAATAAAGTATACAACCATCTAACCAACTCTAATAAGAAGATAACATTAGAAGTGGGTGGAACTAGGAGCGGTAAGACATACAATGTTCTACTGTGGATAATACTACACTATTGCCAACACAACGAGAACAAGATTATAACTATATGCCGTAAGACGTTCCCTGCATTGAGGGGTACTGTAATGCGAGACTTTATAGAGATACTCAAAAATATGGATTTGTATGATGATGAGAAGCACAACAAGTCAAACCACGAGTATAAGTTAGACAGCAACCTTATAGAGTTTATTAGCCTAGACCAAAGTCAGAAAGTAAGAGGGCGTAAAAGAGATTTGCTGTTCTGTAATGAGATGAATGAACTTGATAGAGAAGCATTCCAACAGTTAGCATTTAGAACAACAGGAAAGATTATAGGAGACCTTAACCCTTCTGATGAGTACCATTGGATATGGGAAAGACTAGAGCCAAGAGATGACGTAGAAATATACAACACTACCTACCTAGACAATCCATTTATAGACGATAGCATAAGGAGCGAGATAGAACTACTAAAAGACACTGACGAAAACTATTGGCGTATATATGGACTTGGGCAAAGAGCAATATCTAAAGCAACTATATTTAAATACACAGAGATTGATAGCATACCTGACGATGCACAGCTTGTGGCTTATGGGATGGACTTTGGATTTAACGACCCTACTACACTTGTTGCGACATACAAGAAAGACCACAACCTATACTTTAAAGAACTTCTATACAGGTCAAAGATGACAACAGAGGACATACACCAATACTTAAAAGGAGTAGAGGTATTAGGTATGACTTATGCAGATAGCGCAAGACCTGAAATAATAGAACAGTTGCGTAGATACGGACACAAGGTAATGAAGTCTTATAAGGGTGCTAATTCTGTACTAGCAGGGATAGACCTACTTAAAAGATATAAACTCCACGTAACAAAGGATAGCGAGAATATGATAAAAGAGTTTAGAAGCTATAAGTGGAAAGAAGATAGAGCAGGTAGAATAACTAACGTACCTGAAGATTTACACAACCACACACTTGATGCAGCTAGGTACTCCTGCTACTCTATATTAAGTAAGCCTAACTTTGGCAAGTACTAC